GCTTGCCACGTCAGTTCGCGCATCATCTGTCTCTGTTTCAACGCTACCCAATTCCAATGCGCTTCTGAGTAGGGCGCTTCCTGCAAGTTGAGCCGATCTGCATTCAGTATGATGTTGTCAAGGAAGTTGCCGATGAAAGAACCGAGTTCCACCCCCCTTGCGTTTGCCATATCTTTCAGTATCTTGTGTGTTACGGGGAACATCTCAATGCGGTTGACGATTGCTTTATTTTCCTTCACGCACATCTCCTGTGGGTAAAAAAAACAGCCTCAGAGTTATCATCTGGCAGCTTCCACCGTTGTGGGAGCAGTTTGGCTATGTTTGCGCTGAGCGGGCGCAGCCACGGCGAAACTGCCAGATGATAGCTATGAGACTATCATAGGGTGCTCCCACTAGTTGTCAAACACGGGGCTCATCCGTGTCAATCTATAATACACTACATTCAGAGCTTTGTCAAACTCAGCACGTCACGTCTTTCTTATTGCCATTCTCTGCTATATCATAATAAAACAAAGAAGTGCAAACAAGGTGAGCAGGTACTGCATTGCGTTCTGTCATATTATAGTATTGCAAAGACGAATACTGTCTTTATTATAATATAGCAGAGAAAAACACTGTCATATTATAATATAAGAAGAAGAACAAGATCAAGAACATGCACTATATAGTAATAGGGATGACTGAGCTCTATGATCACCTTCAAACAATCAAAAATCCTTGACCGTCTGGAGTTCTGCCTGCAAGCACACCGGGACCACTACTTTCTTCATCTCGCGCTGGGTAGAGAGTAGTTCCATCCGTCAATGTCAGGATAATCGGTCTATCTCTTCTCCCTACCCAGCCCTCGACTTCCAAGAGTGCATCGGATGCCCGACCTACGTTCTCGATCCGCTGTCCCTCAATCGGGCCAGTATAGACATCATCGTCTTCAATGACTGCCAGCCGAGCTAGCGCGACCAACGTTGCAATCTTGAACGTGAATACTTCCTCGTCGCGCTCAAGTTGCAAGGTGAGTTCACCGTGACTCCCAGCATTATCCAGGATGACACCGGTGGTTTTCCCGGTCACATCTTCTTCATCCGGCTCGTGCATCGTCGGTTTGCATCCGGCTGTCGCGTGTAGCAAATTCCCCAGTTCCAGTTTTAGATAATCACGTTCGTTACTATTCATGTTTGTACCTCCGTATAGAATATAGCTATCAGGCTCGATCGTCTCCCCCTACTGAGTGCTCAGTATTGCTATCTCTGCAATACCGTCAAGCACCAATCCCGCGCTTATTCTGGCATTCGCGTTCAGAAGCCGTTGCCAAAACGCGGTTCTATCTACCATCGTCTTGCTCCTTGTGAGTATTGCTAGATTGCAGGTCGTAGAACTATTTCGCCGTTCTGATCCCAATATGTGTCATCAACTGTGCGCCAGTGAAGATCTGGTTTGTCCCATCCCAAATCCGCACACGCTGTGTAAAATTCAGCCAGTGTGCAAATGCAGGGCTCGTTGGCGTAGCGATCATTTACCACGATGTATCGTTTGGCGGTCTTAGTTAGAATCTCACTGAGCTTCAGATCGTTGCGCCTTGTACCTACTCCGAAACTGTTGAATGTCATTTCTCTCCAACCAGTCCTTTATGTAGCCACCCATCGACAACTTCATTCTCGACATCCAGTGCCAGATAGAGGTAAAGCCCCAGGCCGATCCCCGCGCCTAGCCAATCGAACTCAACCGCCGCCCTCTCAGCCAGATTGCCAGCATCCTCAAGCGGGGTCCGGTTCTTCTTCAGCCACTCACAGACCGCCGCCTGGTGTCGCGTCCAGAAGTCTGTATTCTCGATTACCACCTGTTCCATTTCTTCCGTGATCATCGTCCTGCTCCTCTCGGGGCCTTTCGGTCCCCAGGTAGGTGGTACTCTACCCTATAAATAGAATCCCTGCGTCTTGATCACACCACTCCGCGGTGGTCTCTGCGTCGCTTGGTACTGCGTTGGCCATTCTAGTTGCTGCCGCCTTGCTCAGCCTTATGCCAATTTTCCTCTTGCTATCCTGTATGAGCGATACGAAGGCGATAATTCTATGAGCCTTTTTGATTGCGGCCTTGAGTTCTATTGCTGTCATCGTCTTACTCTTTTGTCTAGGTGTCTTTCCTACTATGCTATAACTATAGCACACTTGCCACAATCTGTCAAGGGTTTCTCAGGCCAATTTGGCAACTCGTTTATGCAATTCGTGCGAATCAAGGCGATCATTCCGCGCTGTCTTGTACTTCTTGTTCTATTCGAGCAGGCATGTTATAAAAAGAGCAAAGGCGATCACAACGTTTTATGCCCACACGCTTGAAAGTGAGTTCCCCCTTCTATATATGGTGCATGTTGTTCTTGTTGTTCTTCTTCTTCTATTATAACACAGTTATCATAAATAGTTACTAGAACAAGAACAAGGATACCCATATAGTAAAAGAAAAACATCGGACTTGAAAAAACACTTTGACATTTCTCGTGATTGTAGTATAATAATTATTGTAGATTGAGCGATACACAACAGGAGGGAATTATGAAGAAAAAGGTCTTGTTTGGCTTTATGGTTGATCCAGATCTCCGAGACAAGGCACTGGAGAAAGCGCGCTCGGTAGATCAATCACTATCACGGGTACTGCGAGAATTGCTCCGTGAATGGCTGGAAGAGGGTTCGGATGCAGCCCCAACTATGCCAGATAGCAATCAAATTCCCAGAGCCGTTTGACGGCGCGGCGGGGATATGCTATACTGGACTCAGTAGGGGACAGGCGAACGATCACGATGTGCTTCCCCCCTACTGAGTGCATCTAACATCAGGGAGCTAAATGGACATTCAGTGGACTAATGAGAAGCGACGACTCGGTGATCTGATTCCCCGTCCTGATAATCCCCGCCAAATACTGGAGGCTGATGCAGAACGCCTTGAGCGCAGTCTTGCCGAGTTCGGACAGGTGCAGACAATCGCAATCGAGGCAGACGGTACGTTAGTCGACGGACACCAACGGGCCCAGGTTTGGGCAGCCGCGCAGAAGTTTGGCGATGATTATGAAGTCGATGTACGTGTAGCTTCACGCAAGCTGTCAGATCAAGAACGGCAAGCATTAGTCATTGCACTTCACGGTGGCGCGTCTGGCTCGTGGGACTGGGATGCCTTGGCGTTATTTGACTTTGACACGGTATCAGAATGGGGCTTCGACAACGATCTACTAGAACGCTGGAATGGTGACGCGGCGAATCTGTGTGAGATGTTGAAAGCAAAGAAAACGACAACGGATGATGATAGTGATGGCGGTGAAGATCAACCTGCTCGGGCTTTCTATGTGCCGGATGCGATCTTTCCGAGTGATAACGAGTGGGATGTACCGACATTAGACATTGCATTACAAGCTGACTTTCTTGAGCTACCACTGACAAAGTGGGGTGATAAATCTCGCAAGGGAGTGATGCGTGGAACGTATCACTTCTATACTGAGGACTATAAGTTTGATGCACTGTGGAAAAAACCGCTCGGTTTGATCAATTCGCAGTGTGTGGCGATTGTAGAGCCGAATTTTAGCACGAATGAGCAGATGCCTCAAGCTGTGGGATTATGGAGTATTTACCGCAAACGATGGCTGGCACGTTATGCTCAGAGTTATGGTGTCAAGGTATGGGCGGATTTGACTGTTGCGCCGAAGTTTGCAGAGTTGAATCTATTGGGTGTGCCTAACGGCTGGGGTTCATATTGTACACGGGCATTGGATAAACAGGTGGAGTTGATCATTGCAGATTACGAGATAGCACGAGAGCACGCAGGACAGGAGCCGCACTTTCTGGTATATGGCGGTGGCAAGCAGTCACAGGCGTTGTGCAAAGAACGTGGATGGCAATGGCTACCAGAGAATATGGATGTGAAGAACAAACGTAAGGAGGCTGATTATGGGTAGGAATGGAGGCGGTGGGGGACGGAGTAGTGGTGGTAGCTTACATGGGTTTGAGGATCGTTCAGGTGATTCTCGTGACGTTTTTCGTCTAAGGGGATCAGGTGGGCGAACCGCTGATATTACTCGGGATTATCAGGTTAGCTCTGATCGCAGAACTGGGGTGCTATCCCGTACAGGTGTGGCGTCAAATTGGTTTGTGCGTAGGTATCAGGGTTCTGGCACAAGAAAAGATTTGCAAAGCAATTATAGCGATAGGCGCAGTGCTGTGGCTGCAGCCCGTCGCTGGGCCACTGAAGGGGAAATGTAATTAGGACAAAAGTGTTGCGGCTTGTGGAACCTTCCAGGTGGCTGATTGATATGGGACTTGAAGCACGGATGGCTGAATAGTGCATAACATGGAGACGCATAATGGCGAGACGACCGCGAGTTGATATAGCAAAGCGGCGACAAGTGGTAGCCGACTTGTATTTGTCGGGCACGATTCAGGCTGAGATAGCTGAGCAGCTTGAAGTCAATCAGTCTACTATCAGCCGTGATCTGAAGTCGCTACGAAAGGCGTGGCTGGCGTCTGCGCTCGTTGCCATTGATAAAGCCAAGGCGCAAGAGCTGGCAAAGATTGACCGGCTGGAGCGCGAATACTGGACGGCTTGGGTTCGTAGTTGTGGAGATACTGAGACGGTTAAGCAGCGAGGTAAACCAGGCAGCAAGGGCATCTCGACTGATAGCATTGAGAAAACGAGCAAAGAACAATCCGGCGATCCGCGATTCCTGGCTGGTGTCCAGTGGTGTATTGAGCGCCGGTGCAAGCTGTTCGGATTGGACGAGCCGCAAGAATTCAACGTCAATGATCTTGTCATACAGTATAGCGGGAACATCAATCCTACTACCGACCTATAGAGGTATCAAGTGCCTCACGTGATTGACTATAGCTTTTATGGTGGTGTTAGAGAGGGTGTACTCTGTCGTGATCCTGCGGTCATGGTCTCAGGCCCGGCCGATACTGGCAAAACAATTTCGCTCTGCTGGAAGTTAGATGCTCTTGCCAAATGCTATCCTGGTTGTTCTCTGGTCATTGCTCGAAAACAACGCACCGATCTTTATTCTACGGTCATTGAAACGTACAAAAAGCGTATACTCAGGAAGCAACCGGTCAATGTTTACGGTGGCGAACATCCTGAGTTTTTCGAGTATCCCAATGGTTCACGAATCTGGTGCGCGGGGCTCGATAAGCCGGGCAAGGTATTGTCGTCAGAGCATGATGTGATCTACGTCAATCAGGCTGAGGAAATCAGTCTCATTGACTGGGAAACTATCACGACGCGAGTAACGGGCCGTGCAGGGCATATGCCGTACTCACAAGCTCTCGGTGATTGTAATCCATCCTCGCCCAATCATTGGATTCCCCAACGTGCGAAGGCGGGGGCATTGACACTCATACCGACAACCCATCGTGACAATCCTGAGCTGTATAATCAAGAGACTGGTGAAATCACGCCGGCGGGAATCGAGCGCCTTGGTAGTCTGAAGAATCTGACTGGCTCTCGTCTGCAGCGACTCTATTACGGCCTATGGTCTGCTCCCGAGGGTGCGATCTACGAGCTCTACGATGATGAGGTTCACAAGTGTGCTGCGTTTAACCCACCATCCACCTGGCCGCGCTTCGTAGGGATAGACCCGGCTGGCGCATATCGAGCGGCGGTCTGGGGTGCGTATGATCCGCAGAATAAACGGCTGAACATTTACCGCGAACATTACATGCCATTCGGTCATCCGGTGAAGGACTTTGTGGCTGATCTGTTTCAGATGTCGGGCTATACTCGGGAGGGTAGATCACAGGCCGGAGCGGAGAGTATCTTCGGCTGGTGCTGTGGTGCTAAGTCGGAAAGGGACTGGCGTGCAGAGTTCTTAGCGTGTGGATTGCCAGTCGTGGAGCCACCTGTTACGGATGTGTGGGTGGGGATCGACGCTATCAATGACTTGTTCAAGTCTCAAAGGTTGGTCATCCACGACTGCTGCCCTCAATTGTTGGCTGAGATTCCAGATTATCGCCGTGTTCGAGCCAGGGATGGATACTTTACGGATAACATCGAGGATAAGGATAGGTACCACTGTCTCGTCGGGGATTCATCTATCACTACCAAGCGCGGCGATGTCCCCATAAAAGAGGTCATTGTCGGTGATTCAGTTCTCACTCGTAAGGGGTGGCGCTCGGTATTGGCGTCGGGTTGCACGTCTTTGTCTGAGCCTGTTTACACAGTTCTTTTCTCAAATGGTATAAAGCTGGTCGGTACTTCTGAGCATCCTGTGTGGGTTAAGGGACAAGGGTATATCTATTTGCTTAATTTGCGGTATGGTGATATAATACTGACATTGTCGGAGTTGGATTTGGAGGTGTCAGTATGGCAAGAGAAACGATCAAGCACGCTGGAAGAACTTGGGGGAGATATCCGGAGAGTTCAAATTGGTCAGATAGGTCGTATTATTCCACAACGTTTCGTACAAAGAATGGACAACAGCCTGTCTACTTGCATAGGTATATTTGGGAGCAATGTAAGGGACCTATTGAACAAGGGTATCACATTCATCACAAGGATGGCAACATGGCTAACAACGATATTGAAAATCTCGAAATGCTTACGCCGCAAGAACATTCTGACAGACACTTATCTCCGGAGCGCAGTGCTAGATCGCGTGAACTTATCAATAGGATTAGACCGCTTGCATCAGCCTGGCATAGGTCTGCTGAAGGACGCGCTTGGCATTCTGAGCTTGGGAAGATGGCTTGGGCGAGTAGGGAACCGCTTGGGTATGTCTGTGAGTTCTGCGGGAAAGAGTTTGAGTCTCTTGCCAGACACGGGCATGTCAGGTTTTGTTCAAACAACTGTAAGTCAGCAGCCCGGCGAGCATCTGGCGTTGACGATGAAACGAGGGTCTGCGCGTTCTGCGGGAAGGAATTCATTAGAAACAAGTATTCCAAAGTCACTCATTGCTCCCGTCTTTGTACTCAGCGTGACCGCAGAAGACAAGAACGTGCCGGTATACAATCTTGAAATTGAAGACGAACCGGAGTTCTTTGCTAACGGGATACTGGTTCACAATTCTGCAGATAGTCTACGCTACCTCGTCGTTTACATTATGGAAGCACCGGAAGAAGAACAGATCATCATACCGTATGAAGAAATCGATGCTAGATTCTAGGAGGTACAATGGCAGAGCAAACTATTCTTGAGAGAGTAGGCAATGTGATAGCGCAGAGTGCGTTTGGTCGGGCGATCTTCACTACCGAGCGCCGCGAGATTGCTCAAGCCTTCGAGCAACTTGTCGAGGGCTACTACGAAGGGCCGTTTACCTTGCAGCCTCCTGACCTGCGTGATCGTCTCGCTGAATACGACTCGTCGATCATCCACGACCTCGTTGACCGCTCCGAGTGGGACTTGCTCGGCGGCTATGGCCTTGGGCGACTCTCAGACGAGGAACGATACCGGTCAGTACAACAGTCGGAAGCGCTGTTCCGCTACTCTCCGCTTGCTCAGTGGTGTATCTGGCTATGGGGTGGCTGGGGTCTCGGCGATGCAGTCATCGTCTCGCCCAACGACGAGTCGGCACAGAAGGTCTGGACGGAGTTTTGGGAAGCCGACCGCAACCAAGCTCTACTCGGTGGCGACCGCATCGGGCAGCTCTCGAACTGGCTACTTGTAACCGGCGAACGATTCCTGGTCTTCTTCACATCAGAAATGGATGGCGAGTCAACGGTACGCATCATCGAGCCGGAGGAAATCACGGAGATCATCACGAACCCCGATGATTCTTCAACGCCGTGGTTCTATAAACGTGAGTATTCGATCACGCTAGACACTGGTGCTACGCAACCGGCGACGATGTACTATCCTGATTGGGGCTTATTCCTGTCCGACAAGGACAATGCCGTCGCCAAGGCGTGGGACAAGCTCGTACAGATCAAAGCTGTGAGCGACAAGGCTAAACGATCTGACGAGATCATGACGAGCGATGATCTGCAGGACCGCACCGGCACAGTTGCCGTCATTCTGCACATCGCACACAATCAGAAGGATCGTCGCTCATTACGGGGATGGCCCATTGCCACCGCAGCCGCGCCTTGGCTACGAAGTCACAAGCGGTTCGCCTCTGCTCGTCTCGCAACGTCGATGGCTGTCAACGCTATCGTTCGCCGCTACACAGTGCAGGGTGGATCACGTGCGGTCGGGTCAGTCCGCAGTTCAATTGCATCCTCGCTCAGTGGCACCAACTATAATGAGACCAATCCCCCGCCGTCGGCGGGTGGGTCCGAAGTGATGAACGACGCAATGAAGGTCCAAGACTTGCCCCTCAAAACCGGAGCGTCAGATGCCAAGACGGACGGAGAGATGTTTTCCTGGATTGCACTGCTCGGTATGGGCATCTTCCCAACGTCTGCCGGACTCGACACTGCCCGATGGGCTACCGCGCTCGAAATGGACAAGGCTCAGTCAATGCTCTTCCAGTCCTACCAGAACTTCTGGTCGGCACAGTTTCAGCGAATCGTCAAGATCGTCCTGGGGATGGCTGAGCGTTACAGTGGCGCGACATTCACGGATAAGACGTCTGCCGTATCTGTGGACGCGTTTTCACTGTCGGACTTCCCGGGTATTGCTTTTTCTCTCGGCAAGCTCGTCGGTGATATGCTCACGCCATACGCCACGAACAATATCCTGCCACCCGACACTGTGAAGACTATCCTCCGTGACGCTTGGGTTCTCTCCCTGCAGGCCCTGGGGATAAACGACCCCGAAATGCTACTTGACGAGACGTGGGGCATCGGAGTAGAACCAGAACCCGCACCCGCGCCGACCGGCGATGCCCCTGCAGACGCCATACCTGCGGATGATGATACCCCTACCGAGCTCGCGAAGATCATACGGGCCAACGTCAAAGAAAATCCTGCGCTTGGTAGGGATGCGTTGATACTGGAACTCTTGGAGGTGCTTGATGCGTAAATTCAGAGAAGGTGCAAGCGGTGGACGTGCTGGTGGATATCGTCGGACTATGCGCGGGATAGTACGCGCTCTGTGGGCTGGTGTCTTCGACTTCGGTCAGTCTTATGCTTTGATGCTGGACACTGTTCGGCTCGGACTCACAAACGCCTGGTATGCCGGAGCTGCGTCTGTCGGTATCACCCCTACTGAGCTCTCGGTAGGGGAACGTCGCAGTATCGAGGACGTGATTCGCAGTGAGCAGTCTCACATCGAAGAGTTTCTCAGTGCTGTTCAGGCTGGCAGCAAGGCAAACAAGGGCAAGCTGAGGCCACAGCTTCAGCGTGTGGAGATGTGGGCGAACCGCTACAGCGATGTAATGAGCCGTGCCCGGACAGAGGCTGAATCCGATCCGAAGTTGATGTGGGTTTTGGGACCAACAAAGACGCACTGTAGTTCCTGCTTCCGTTTGGAGGGCAAGATCAAAAGGGGATCGTATTGGCATGAGCATGGAGTGCTTCCGCGGAATCCGCCAAACGAAAAATTGGAGTGCCTCGGTTTTAATTGCTTGTGTGAACTTTTACCCACTGATGATCCGCTCAGCAGGGGTCCACTACCCAAGCTACCATAAGGAACTATCTATGCCTCAAATGAAGTGCCCGGACTTGACGTGTGTCAACGAGCAACAGAAGGCAACTATCGACGCTGTTGTCGCTGCGTTGCAGGGCGCGGCAGATGCTGTACTCACTGAACTGCAACCACTGTTTGACATCGTTGCAGTTGCCTTCACCGAGACGTTTGACACGATGCAGTCGGTGATAACTTTCACTATCAAGCTCTCGAACGACGCTCCATTCCCTGCGGACTGTGACGAGTTGACCCTTGACATAATTGATTAAGTGTGTTATAGTAGAACATAATCATTGGAGGGGGGACAGATGAGCATAATTCAGGAATTACTTGCTGATTTGCTTGCACGATCGTCGGAAGAAGCCAGTGCTACCACGCTACACGGTCCACACATCTACGTAACCAAGCTCGCAGTAGCAGCCACGCAAGAGGCCGCCACTGCTATCGTCGATCCCTGGAACGCGGCGGAGAAGGCGATGCATGAGTTTGTGTCAGACAACTTCTGGCAGAACGGTGACGAGTGGCAGTGCGATTACTGCACAGCTGCAAACGACTGGCACGAAGACTGGCACACGCCAGGCAGATGTCATCTTGCAGCACAGCAGGCCGCACTCGCGCTGATGGAGAGGGATGATGTTTTGTAAGAATTTCACCTGGATGATACGTGGCCTTAGTGCTGTTTTTCTGACAAAGAAGAAGGCAAGCATCTATCTGCAAGAATACAGAAAGGCTGTGCTGTCTGCGCCTGACTTTGACTTGGTGCATACTGTGGATGTGGCGGGTGAGCATGCTACAGTGAGTAAGGATTTTCCAGTAGATCCTGTATTCGGTGTTGATGATGTCAGGCGGTATTATGGAAGGAAACCCCTTGGAATGAATATTCATTGAGAAGGATTCAGGCGTGTAGCGTAATGGAGGGGGGCGATGGCTAAAGACTGCAAGGCAGTGACCAAATTACTCAAAGCTGCGATTCCAATGATTCAGGAAGCGTATGAGCGAATGCCTGTCTGTAGGAACTGCAAGTGGTGGGACCAACAGTTATCATATTATTTGTGCCGTCCTTGTCATCATCCGCATATCGTACAACTGATATCTGATCAACCTTGCCGCAGCGATGGGCTTGAGTATGGGTATAACGGTGACGAGTTTTCCCCAGAGGAGGATCACGGCGCGTCAATCTTGTTTGGGCCTGACTATGGGTGTGTGCATTTTAGTCGAATGGAGGGGGATGATGGATGATGCAATCGTTAGAGAACTCAGAGAAGCATATTGGGCAGCCCAGTCAGACGAGCAGGATAGACCTCTTGTAGCAAAACGGCAGACTGAGAGTGCAATATCCAAACGAACGCCTATTGAGCGGCAAGTCACCGGCGAACGTCAAGTGGTCTTCACCGTACCGGGCCCGGCTTTCATTGACGGCACTGACCCACTTGCACGACCGCCACTCACCATTGCCGAGGTCAACGTATGGCCTACCGACAAGGTCGGGATGGGCGACCGGCGATTCAAGAAACACCCCGTACACGTTCTTCACGGTGAACAGGTTCAGATACTACGTATCCGGTTCTCCGAAAAGCTGCACCGCCAGGTCTGCGAGATCACCCTATCCGAGCGCGAGATACGCGGGTGGGTTCTGTCAATCTTCCTGAACATCGAGCGCGTTCCCACAATAGGAGAAATCGTCTGATGCCAGCATACGACTTCATTTGTGAGCGATGCGGGGCTGAACGCGAGGTTTCTTTCCACCGACAGATACAAACTTCGTATATCAAGGTTGTATGTCCCGCTTGCGGCGAGCCGATGCGAAAGTGCTTCCCAGCGGTGGCATTCCAGTTCGCAATGTCCGGGCAGTATCATCGGCAACGAGCCGCACGCAAGAGTCGTGAGGCAACTGCGTATGAGGGGCGCACCCAGGAGTCGACTGAATACGGGGAGGACTAACGATGCGTGGCAAGTCTATGCTATACTCTACCAAGCGCTCGTCTGCAGACGACTTCACTACTATCGAAAAGGCGCTTAGACAGTTCAAGATGCGAGAAGGGCATCGCCGGTATGGTGGCGGTTTTGACAGTGTGCTACTAGCGGAGAACGCTCTGGCTGCACTGAGCCGTTTGAAAGGGCGATTGGAACCAAAACAACCGAGTCTGTTCTAATGGAGGGGATATGAAGACCAAAGTTGAAGACCTGACAGATGCAGAACTTGACCGGCTTGTCGGTAAGGTGGTGAAAGGTTGGGAGCTTGACGATTCTACTTCTGTCTGGACTTCCAAGGACCCGGACGAATCTCTTTGCTGGTATGCACCATGCGCGTATGTTCGCAGCGATGCGTGGTGGCAACCGTCTGAGAACCCGGCTCAATTCTTCTTGGTAGACAAGCCAAGTGAATGGCTTTTCGATTTCTACGAGTTGATGGAGCCTGAAGATCATCGGGTTCTGGCGATTGATATACGCAAGGCAAAGTGGTTTGGCGATCTGATTGCCAGTGTTCGTCTTCCCCTTGACCCCGCCAACAAGACCGCCGCCTACTGTCGGGGCCGCTGCATCGTTGCGCTCAAGGCGTGTGGCGTGACGGAGGTGGATGATGACTGATAGCAGTTGTGTTCAAGAAAAGTGGCATGTGAAGGAGTTTAAGACAAGCACCCTGAGTGCTCAAGTCATTGCCGGACTGCACAACAGTTGTATCAACGTGGAAGCGGAATTGGAGCGCCTACGCGAATGTTGCGAGGAAATACGAATCGAGCGTGACGAGGCTCGACAACACGCACGTATTCACGGAATGCAGGTTGCTACGTTGCAGCACGAGGTGGATAGTCTCAAGCAACAAGTGGATGATCTGACTGCTGGGAACTCAGAGCTGTGTAGAAGACTGGAAATAGCGAAGTATGAATTGGCTGCTGCTCGACGCACAAGGGAGGCATCATGAGGAAGTTGCTTGTACTGGTAGTGATAACACTCGCATTGATAGGACCTTGTCCAGTGTTGGCGGCGGGGATGCGTTACCCCTACCAAGCGCCACCAACCGTGGCGAGCGTAAGGTTGGAGTACTTGCTTCTCGCTGCTGTGATTGGGTTCTTCTTGGGGGTATTGGTAGGGGTGAACGTAGATGATAAATAGACGCGGGTTTCTCCGAAGCGTGTTTGCTGCGCTCTGTAGGGTGGTGCTACCGAAGGTGGTAGAAACAGAGGTTGAGACGATCACCGTGCCGCGCATGAAGGCACCGTTGATTGACAATGTTGGTATCGAGCCGGAGCACGGTCTCCGCGTTGACGGTCGGGATTGCTGTACCTGGCCGGATTCAGTCACCCGGTATTCTGTTACGTTTAGCGAGTCAGGGAATACGGTATGCCTAAGTTCAATATTAGACGAGGATGAACCTGCTTATCCGAACGGAACGATAGAGATTGGTGATTTTGTCAAGTACTCATTGGGTGATATAAACGACAACTCTTGACAATCCAGCGTGCGTGTGCTATAATAGGAACATAATGACACAAGGAAAGGAAGTTGTCTGATGAGTGGTTTGAATGCTGTGTGTATGAAGTGTGACTTCGAGGAAGATTGCCACATGCAAGCCTATACGCGAGCATACCCGCTGGGCCACTTCGTGTGTGAAAACTCGGTGATGCGACCGGCCTGATTGGAAGCAGACCCGCGGGAAAATGGCACAAAGCTGGAAGAAGTTGCACCTGTTGTTGCTGCTCTACAAGCGCGATGTGCTGAGTTGGAACAGGAGCGCGACAAGGCGCGGGATAAGGCGCTGTATGATGCAACAGTTGTGATCAACCGGCGCTGGGGTAGATTGACTCGTGAAGAAATGATAGCGCAAGTCTGCAGCCTTCGGGCGGGCGACTAACCATGGGAGCGGAAGAAGCGGAGGCTTTAGCGGGGGACCAAAAGTTCCTGATCGTGAGTTCGAATCTCACCCGCTCCATTCCACGAGCCTTGCAGGGTTCGTGAGACTAGAAAGGATCAGATTGACACAACTTCGGCGTACTCTGGGACTGCAATCCCGCTGCCGGGTGAGGCAATTCACATGCAGGGGTGCAAGTTGGGGAGCTTCACCCGGCTATCTGAGTAGGAGGGGGCAATGAAACAACGTACAGCGAAGCGTATCGCTACCATAGTCTATTTTGTCGGCGGTTTTGCGTTGGCAGGTTCATTTTACCTGATTGATACCGATAAAGTGAGTATTGGGGCGTGTCTAGCAATTGTTGGTATAGTATTGGAGGGTGGTGCACTTGGGTTGTTCATACTGTATGTTTAATTAGGGAGGCAAGTGTGGATAGGACACCGTGGGCTATGAGAATCAAATGTCTTGAGCGGATGAAGGTCACTATTCAAAGAGAAGCGCGGCTCAAGCTAGTACACGTCCTGGCACTGTCTGAGGAAGCACAAATCAACCTTGCTACTGAGTTCTTTGCCGCTGGGTTGACGGCTCAATTGACTGCTGTGCTGGCTGGGGAACACGTCCGGGTGTTGGAGGCTCAATACCCTGCAGATTGGAAAGAAGCTGTCAAGGAGCGGTTCTTGCCACGATTTCTGAGGAAGTTGTGGCCTATTCGCTATGTGAAACTTGGTTGGGATGTTCGAGTGGTCTACCCAGAAATCTCACTGCCGGACGAACCTCACACGATTCTGGACGCGGTGCCAGTTAGGGAATTCAGCGTGGCGAACTTGAGCGAGGGTATCTATGGACGCTAATTACGTGCTCGATGGGATGGGGTTACTTGTGTTCCTATTGGCTATTGTGGGTGTGGTGCTCATGTGGGTGATGCTTGATCACCCGGTTTCTACCGCGCTCAAGGATGA